TCGGATTTTGGCTGAGCAACCTCTGAAATTAGTTTCTTGAAAGACTTCATTTTCTGCCTCGTTTATATGATTTGAGTGTATTAGTGCTATTTATAAGTAGTGATTCCTCGGCCGGTTGCTCATCATCTTCAGGTGGTTGATCATCCGCTTGTGGATCTTCCTCGGGCTGTGGTAAATCATCTGGTTCCCTATCATCCATACCATCATCGTATTCACCTGCCGCTTTTTCAGCTTCTATTTCTTTGTCCATTTCTTCAATGTCAGAATCAGACATAAACATCACATTCTTACGGACCCAATTACGTGAGAAATATTTACCTACGTGATCTTCAATATCACGAAGAGTTGATAGTTTTTCTCTTAGAATTTCTGCTTGCTTTAACTCTTCGAAGAAGTTATCTTTCATAAAGTCATAACGAAGACTATTCTGGATATCCTTCCACTCATCAGGGGATATAACACCCTTTAAGATTAGTTGTTTTTCAAGACACCTGTCAAATAAGATTGAGAATCTAGCTCTAGCTCTCTGAATAAACTTGGCGAACTTTAGTTCTTCTCGGGTAATTTCAGATGTTCTACCAAATGTATACATTGTCTCTGGCTGAAGTCTAGCAACAGGCACATTCATTGCCTTGTATAGTTTAGTCTGAAAGTACATAAGGCTTTCGTTATCACTTAGGGTGCCTGCTGATGGTAGAGTTTCGACTTCGGTAGATCTGTTTCCTTCTCTCCTAGGAAACCAATAGTCCTCGGTCATGGTATTTTTTGTATAAACGCCAGCATCTATAAGATATGTATGGTGACTATGGTAGGTTTCATCTCTATCAATTGTCATTGAACCAACATCCATACGTTCTTCAAGAACTTCTACGGAAACTATGCTACGGCCGGCAGCAATATCAGTATCAGGTTCACTTGATACATATTCAGCACCCAGCTGATCTTCTTCTTGCTTCCACTTTGCAATTTCTCTATGTGTAAACTCCCAGGTCTGAGTCTCATTCTTATAGATCTGCTCGTATTTAGCACCACCTGGAGTGATCTCTACTTGTCTTCTATAACCAGGAATAATCGAATCATCCGGAGTTAGATGTTGAGCTTCTACAAAGCCTTTATTCCATACTGGAAATTTGTGGTCAGGAGTACAAATAACACTCTTACCGTTATCAAATACAACTTTTACAACCTCAGAATTCTTTTTGGTTACACCAGCCCAGGATACCGGACCAGGATAGAATTTGCCAGTTACGGGGTCACAAGAATAAACCCAGTTCTGCTTGCCTTCTTCATATTCTTTCATTATCTCTTTAAGTTCAAGAGTTCTACCATCTAGCAGAGGAATTTTTGTACTTAGATCATAACACATCATCTTGCGGTCATCTTTGATTTCACCACTGACGGGATCGTAAACAACTTTATTTTTGTGTCTAGCCATCATATCATATAGATATTGTTCTGCTTTAGCTTTTGGTAAGTTACCAACATCAATATAGAATACCCTGCGCTCTGGCGCACGTGTTAAGGTATAAACTACATTTGCATCTTCAAGCATCTTCAGCTGGTTTAGTGGTTTGATTGCTTTATGCAGATGTGAAAGAACTACGGAATTTGTTTCATTTACAAGGCCCGACGTTACTCGTACGATTGAATCTTTTGCAATTTTAAGGCCCGCAATATTCTGGTCAGCCACCGAAGTTCTAGTTGTATTGTTACCAAAACCACTCTCAGAATATAGATAGTATTCCTTTCGGATCTTTTTAACTGTAGCACTTTGGAATTGATCTTTCATGGGTATTTGATCTAATTCACGAATTAGTCTAATCTTACGAGGATCTAGGTATCTAAGTTCTTTTATACCGTCCTTTAAGTTCTTTTCATCTATAATAACATGATAGTTTAATCTACCGTCAACATAAAATTTAGAAAAGGTTTCATAACCGGAGTTTGAAAAGTCGAGTAGTTTTAGAACTGTTTCAAATTCTTCCTCAATGCGAGTTTTTACCTTCTTATGTATATCAACATCATCTAGTACAATTTCAACTACCCGCTCATGTGAGCTGATGCTAATTGCTTCATTTACTACCTCATCTACCGCCTGTTGAACTTCAGGTGTCAATGCCATTGAACGATATCGTGTTACTAATTCAGCCTCTGTTTTTGCAGAGCCCTCGATGTCTAAAAGCATACCGTAGGCACCGCCTAAGGCAGCACCTACGTTGAGAGCACCATCATCATTAATCGGCTCAGCGAAGGATACTAAAGCATCTTTCCCCTCATCCGATCTTTTTATTTCGAAACCAAATAATCTCACTTAGTTCATCCTTTATATATTAATTTATGTAGTAGAATTACCTGTAGATCCACCTGATATGGTCCAAAGATCGTAGTTAAATGTAACAGTAAATTCTTGAATCTGGTCAGTCAATTCCCAACCCATGCCAATTTCAGCAACATTTACTGGAAATAAGCCTTGGAAATTATAAACTCTTAGCACTGACCCATCTTTACTATATTGAGTAATTACCGCATCTGATTTATAATCCTGTGGTAAAGCTCTGGTATTTGAAACATGTGAGTTAATAGAATTTGACCATGCTTCAATTGCATTACGTACTGCAAAATCTTCGTCGTTGATTACCGTTACAGTCCAAGCTTCAAATGTACGATCACCTGCATATTTTACCTGTCTGCCAAAATACGGAACAGTAAATTCACCTAGTGTTGATGAAGGCAATGCAGCAGTCTTTACCATAAACGGCACCTTGAAATCAGCTGCACCTATTACAGGATTCGTTATTTGTACTTGGAATAATGAGGGGCGAGCACCGCCCCCTATTAGTTGTGATTTAAATTCGTTTACCGAGAATGCCATTGTATTGTTCTCCTTTTTATCTATTTATATTAAAACTGCTGACCGACAATTTCATCAAACTCAATACCTGTTCTAGTAGCAACAAATGTAAGCTCAATGAAGTTGATCGATCTTGCTGGTTTAATAAACAGATTAGCGCGGAAGATGTTACTATCTATAACATCTGGTGTATTTACAGTAGAATCTGAAATAACTCTAAAGTCAATTATACCTCTTCTACCCTGAATATCACGCAAAAATGGATCTACTATTTGGCGGAATTGATTTTGTGTAAATTCGTCGTTAAATTCGAAAAGGAATTGAGCAGAAACCGTGGCGATTGCCTTTTCAACTGTGATAAAGAGTCTTCTAACATTAACTCTAGTGAATGCACTACCAGTAGAAGTACCCAAGCCGGTTTTGTCACCGAACAATATAGTACCTTGACCTACCTGCGCAATTACAGGGTTTACATCATTGCCGTATAGCTGGTCGCGTTGAGCCTTGTTAGGATTAAAGGCAAGCTTTATGGAATTGCGGATTCTACCTTTTCTAAAACCAGCTGGTGATTCCCATGGTTCTACTAGAGATGAAATGCCTGCCATGTCACCATTTAGAGGTACCCAGCGATACTTATCATTATACTTATCATATCTGTACTTGTATCCACTATCCATAAACCAATATGATGAGTTCTGTAAGTTTGATCTAAACTCAATTACATTGTTCAGTTTACCTTGTTCTGTTGCGATATTAACAACATCAATGGATTCTGGTGATATAAAGACCATACAGTCTTTTCTGTATTCTGAAATATTAGATACCAGATAGTTAGCAAGATTAGTACCGCCTAGTGCTCTACCCTGTAGAATAAATGACACATCAACATCATTTGCTTCCTTATATAGATCATAGCCTAAAGCAACCGCACCCAAGGAAACTACACCCTCCGAAGCACCATCAAAACCACCTGCTAGTGATAGATATTGGCGAGTTGCTGCAATTGTACCAGTTACCGGATCGCCAATTTGTTCTTCGCCAGGATTAATGAATGCGGACTTATCTTCTAGGAATGTTCTATAGTAGATATTTGTACCGTCTGATGTTTTAGCATCAGCCTTTACCGACAGATTTTCAAATTTTTCTAGTATTTGACCGGCTGTTCCAGTAAACTCACCACTTATATCAACTACAACTATGTGCATACTACCAGGCTCAGGAGCTGAACTTACCGCACCTGCATAAGCCCAGCGGCGAGAAATTGATGAAGGAGATGCAGTTAATGAGTATCTTTGGCCGAATGTGACCGAATGCGTATATTCAATATTTGTGTTTGAAATTTCATTTATGTTAGTAGTTTCAATTGATATGACGTCCATGTCCTGGAAACCAGTAGACGTATTCAATCTAATAATATCACCTATTTTTAGATCAATTTCACTTAACTCAGCAGTAGTAGTTACATCTAAGGTAGAGTCACGGAAACCAATGTCAAATGTAGAACCTATTGAAAAGCTATCTGATGCAAATGAATCTGTATTACCAGTGTCAGACGTTACGACATATGATATTTCAAGACCGTTTGCTACTGCACCGGGATATTTTGCTTGCAGTACAACATTAGAACTATCATCACTAGCATTGGCAACCAAGGCGCCATCAACTACTCGTGTTACATATAATGCGTTTGAATATGAAAGAAAGTCAGCAGAGGTAAAGAATGTTTCTGCATTAAAATCGGTGGGCTTGCCGAAAACATTTACCAATTCTACTTCAGATGATATTAGAACTCTTTCGTTTGTTGGACCCCAGCGGAATACACCTGCTATAGCAGCCGGTGGAGTAGTGATTGCCGGTATTGAAGTAGTTAAATCTACCTCACGTACCGTAACTGATGGACTTACAGAAAAAACCATATTTTTCTCCTTTTATATATGAAATTTCAGTCAAATTGCCTTTATCTTGTTTTATTTATAAAAGGCGGAACTTGACTAAAGTTAGAAATAGTTTTTATCAAAGTCTCTTCCATCATCTACAAAACCAAATGGCAATAGGTATTCGTCCATTTGATCTTCCGTTTTTTCTCTTAATTTCATAAGGGTATTTATGTCAGTTATATCCTTGAAGAAAGTTTGGTCGGTCAACCATGCAAATAGCACAAGAGTCATTACCATGTCATCATGAGCACCGGATTCTGCTTCATATGAAGCACCGCGGCGCGAAAATCTAGCCAATTCTTGAATTGTATCAAAATCGTGCAATAGTAACTGATTTTGCTCAATAAGCAGTTTTAATATAGAACATCCTATTGATTTAACAGTTTTAGTAGTTCTGATGCCGCGGTCTACGTTTTTACCAAAACCACCGGATATACGCTTACCAGACCTACCAGCACTTTCAGTAGATAACATCTCCTCATAGCCGTATTCCAAAAAAAGTGTATCTGCAACCTGGCCACCAATATCATTTATTTCTACTAAAACCTGAGCGTCATTGTAGAGTTTTGCAATTCTAAAAATAACATCAGCATAATCCACAGGTCCGATAAAATTATCTCTAAATGTGCATACCTGCTCATACGGCATTTTGGAAACATCCAATATAGAAAATGTAGAATAATCAAGGCCTTTGCCACGGGATACGTCAGCTACAAGAACATATGTAGATTCCTTCAGCGGCGGCTTATATTGTTTAATTCCTTCACGCTCTACTATAGGGACTGAAAATGATAACTCTTTTAATTTACTGCCAGATATAAGTGTGTTTTGGCTGCCCACAAAGCTACAGTCGAATTCCTGTGAAAATTGCTCCATGTTCCAAGAGATTGATGCTAGTGTGTCTTCTTTCCATGCTTCATCTCGACCCGGTACTGCATTCCATGGAACTTCTTTATAGATATAACCGTTTTTGCCTTGACCTCTTTCATTTACATCTTCCTGTGCTTCTTTGCAGATCTTCCAGAAGTGATTTAATGAGTTTGGAGTAGAAGTAAGTAAGATTTTGGTCTCTTTACCAGAAGAAATAGTCGGATATACTGATGCAAAAAATTCATCCCAATTCATAAGGAAAGCAGTTTCATCTACATATAAGAAACTGCAATTATGAACTGTCATTCCTTCAGCATAGAAAGAATGCGTGTCTTTTACATTTATTGCATCATACACTGGTTTGATCACGCCAGAATTCTTATAATCTAACAATCTTCTTCCAGAATATGTCTCGTGAGGTTGAATGTTTTTTGCTTCAACCCAAACGCCGTCGTCTCTAAGAAACTCGTGATCTTCAGTACATTGTATTGCGGAATTTTCGAATTGCAATACGGAAGTGGGTTTATTTCCCATAAAATGAAACCCATCAAAATCTCTAAACTTACCTTCTGATAATATTTTCATTTCCTTTTACCCATACCTTTTACCCAGCCGGTTGGTATAACATCACCCGCTTTTATGTATTTTCTTTCAGAAGTTTCTGGATTATGAATAAAAATCATTCCTTTATTATTAGCAGGCTTACCTTTTAGAGATTCAGAAATATTTTTGCGAGTTTCATTACTTCTTTTCATGCCTCTATGTTTTTCTGCTGTCTTTTTTATTTTTTCTGAGTTCTTGTTTATCTTAATCATTCTTTCTTGGTGTTTTTCTGGGTTTTTCTCTATCCATGATTTAATAGATTTTCCTCGCTTTTCATTTGATTCTTTAGACTTTGATACACCAGAAAACCGATTGCGGCACAAATTTGCCAGTTTTTTCTTTGCCGTTTTTCTTGCTTCTTCATCATTTAAAAAATTGTATCTTTTCAAATATCTTTGAATTGCTGTTCTTTGTAAATATCCTGAGTTATAGCAAATAACCCCATCATATACAAGTTTATTTATTTCAAACCAATCTTTAATACCAAAATAATCTTTTATTTCATTACTATTGAAAAAAACTACAGCATCATCTTCTACTAAAAATGATTTACTCCAAGAAAACGGTGCTTCGGAATAAGTTTTATTTCTAGATTCTTGAATATTCTCAATTGTTTCTTTACTATGACTTTTACCGAAAAACCCGTTTTGCTCACCTAAAAGAATAGTTACATTTCCGCCAATAACTAGATTATAATTATCATCACTATCAACCCATTCACGACAAACAATTTCCCTTTCTAGATTTTCAGCTTCTTCTTTGCTCTCAGTGACTAAAATAAGTTCTTGTCTCATATTCATCGGCCCATATTTTTCCAAAGCCAATTTTATCAACTTACCAGAACCTAAATAACCATCATCAAAAATAGAACCGTTTTCACTAGATTCAAATCTAATATTATCGAGAGATTTTATTTTATGAAAGCCAACATATTCTTTATCATTGACAATATTTATTGTTTTATAAACAGTATAATACAAAGCACATATCCTTTATTTAGATGAATTTGCTTTATTTATAATCTTTTCTATTTCAACAAAGTAATAGTCATCTCCGTCTTCTATGCAAACACGCGTATCGCCAGTAACACAAGACTTACCGCGGATTGATGATGATGAAGATGCAGCAGCAAGAACCTTACATCCGTTTTCAAGTTCCATCGAACCTTTGTTCCAGGTCACAATACCTTGCTGCAACCACGATGGTAACGCCTCATAAGCAAGCTGGATCCTACTTAGTATTTCTGTTGCTGAAGCAGCCTTGTTAGCAAGTAAGGCAACAGTTTTATATTCATTAAATAGTATGTAGTGTAGAATAATTGCAACAGCGGTAGTAGTATTATGTGATAATATGCCATTTGTATAATAGACATGATCGGCGGAATCTACACTCAGATCATACATTGTCTCTTTAATACCACTGTCTGAAACCGACAAAACTACTATAGGCCCATTCTCAGACTGTATAGTAGAACCTATGCAGTCTTTAGCATATACCTCAGAACCATCCTCACAGATTAGAATATGATCATCCGCACAGTCAAGATATTGCCCAGAGCTAAATTCTACTCTGTATTTTCTATAGGGAACTGTAATATTGAAGTGTGATATGGGCTCCCAACCGGTTGGGGCTAAAACATGTATATCGGCTATGTCATAAACTTCTACAAACTTTCGGTTCGTTCTACTACTAAGTTTATTGTTTAAAGGGGTATGATTACTGTATTCTATATTTTGTAATTTAGTATAGGTTCCATTTAGAATAAGTTCATGTAAGCCACCCATAGTAATCTCTGATACAATATCACCCATTTTTATCTTTATTAAAGTGTCTACACTTACACACTTTCCAGCTTGTCTGCTGGCATTAACGACGACACGCCTATTCTTTGAAATTGCATTTACAATGTCTTTTTGAAAATCATACATTTCAATTGGAATAAAGCCATGATCAACGTGTACAATTTTAATATATTGTTCAGCAAAATAAATAGGATCGTCGGCACACTTCATATATTCCTTAAGCATATCAGGCGACCACTCAATTGGAGTGCCACCGCGCTTGAGCATGGGATTGCCTAGGTAGCCGGTATCAGACATTTATTCATCGCTTCCTTTAATCATTTTCAATAGATCAGCTGTAGATAGTATCAAATTGTTGTTTGTTATATTAGTCTGTGCTTCTTCTTCCTTCTTGGGATTTATAATCTCATCCTTTGCATATTTCTTTCGCATTGATAAATCAACGAAATCCCTATTAGCATCTAGTAGTGTTTTCATCATGCCTGATACTACTTCAAATGCCCTTGGAGATTCAGATTGTTTGGCTAGATTGATAAGTTCATCTAGTGAATCATCACCGAGTCCTATAATTCTCTCAACATTTGCTCTTGCCTTTTCAATATCTTTAAGCGTGTCGTCTGCGGCCGCGAGTGCTTCTAAATCTGTAATTGAAACTTCCGTATTCTTTTCTTCGTTAGCAACTGGAAGATATTCGACTTCTTCTACTGTGGCATCCACAGTCTCACCTAATGCTTCTTCTAGCGGTCTGAGACCTAAAGCTTTTTCAATTGAATTAGTCATCGTTGCCTTCCGTAATTGTTGTGATGCTAGACCAATCATCACCCATTTCTATATCTTCATATGCTATTGTTTCGTTAATATCGGTAGTAGGTTCACCGTTTGCTGTTAAGCCTGGTTGGACATTAACTCTACTTAATTGACTATCGGTGTCTACCGCGGTGTCATATAACTTTGAGTCAACAAATTTAATAACTCTTTTATTTCGGACAGGCCCAAAAAAGAAACCTTTCATCGTAAAACTAAGAGTCCACATTAACGATCTTCTAGTTTCAAAATCACCATCATAAATATCCTCAACACTTACACTATTTAGGATTAGAGGTATATCCATTGGTGGCAAACCGTTAATTAAGTTTACTGAAGTTGTATACTCTGGTTTAAAAAAAGGCAATATCTGTTCTAAAATCTTAGTACCATCCTCCGAATATTTTGTCATTACATATAAGTTAAATTCAAGATTATAAGGTGCTGGTGAATATACAAAATCGCCCTCTGTTGATGAATTTATTTTATTTAATGAGCCTATTTTTCTCTGCCCATCATAATTCATTGATGTAATCTCAAACGACATACGAGGTAGTGATATTGCCTGTGGTCTATTTAAATTAGGGTCCTGTGTCAATCTAGCTAGGAATTTCTGATATGGGCCATACGCGATGGGAACAATCATTCGCTGTAATTCCGTAGCAGAATTATCTTCACGAGTTATTGATATCTTATTAAAAATTGTACCGAAAATTGCTATATATTTTCGCGTTGTGCCATTATAAAAGTGATTTGCTATGGCCATTTATATGTTCCTATTTACCAAGTGTCATTGCTCCAAGCAACACGTTTCCAAATATCTACCAAACCATCCGTATATGACGCAGCACAATAGTAAATATAACCGCTATCAAGGGCCACTGCACCTAGAGCATCGCCACTAACACCCTTGCTTGTCGTAGGGATAGGTTGTGTAAATCTCGTACCAACGGGTATTTCGATTGCTGCAATTGAATTGTATACCTCAGTAAAATTAGAATTTACTTTAGTAAATGCGGTACGTAAAGGATCACCTGTTCTATCGTTAGGTACCGTTCCTATATTAATAGTTTGCTTAGCCATGAATGGTCCTCTTTAAATGATGTCTGCTGTGTATTCCGTGCTGTCGGCGGATACATCTATTTGATCTGCTGTAATAGCATAATTTGTAGGCTTTGTTATTGGCTCAGAGAATGGATCTACCTCAGTAAAATCTATAATATCATCACCTTCTTCTTCAAAGAAAATATTCTTTGCAATTGGATCTGTCTGCTGTAATCTATTAAGTGATTCCGTTCCTTCTGTGCGTAATGCACCAAAATATGCGTCGATATCAGAAGAACCTGTTTCGAAGCGCTCATTTGAATACTCAAACAATTCACATTTTAAATCATAAACTTGAAGTGCACCAGATTGATAGAATACAGATTCATGTTCTACAAACATAATCTTAAAGAATTTTTGATTTAAAGGAAGATAAACCAGATCACCTTCTCTAGGTCTTGTAATTGTAGGATTCTGTCTAGTAATAAACCGTTCAAATGTTCTGTGTGCAATTGTAAATACTGCTTGATCGCGGATCTGTAATCCAAATCTACTAAGGAAATCACCTTCGCCTTGAAAGCCATCAATTGACTTAACATACATGTCTGCGGAATATGCAGCATTGAAGATTGATAAATCATCCTCATTTAAAATTTCATCAACAGACTGTATTGACCTGGTAATATATGCCATATCCAAACCGTAGATTTGAATGCTTTCAATAACCAAGTCATCGATAAGTGACTGTTCATTAGAGTAGTCATAATTTTGAAAAAACGAATTAGTTGCCACTTACATTATCCTGAGAAATTAAAAATCATGGGCTGCAAGGAACTAATTGCTTGTTCTTCCATTGTGCGACGTTCTTCTCTTGCCTCTGCTAGGATTTGTTCGCCATTAAACTGAACACCACCCACTAGCTGCATATTTGTAAATTTGGTAAGATTAATACCCCATTGCTCTCTTACTAATGTAGCCGCATAGTTTTGTAACCAGCGGTCATTCCACATATCAGAATAAAGCACCTCATCAATAATATCATATCCCTCGATAATGATAAAATTACCTGGTGTGAGTTTACTCATAGTAATGTCAAGATGTAGTTTATTCACATGCTTATTATATCTAATCATAGGTTTACCAACAAGTATCTCTTGAATAAACTGAAGATGCTGCATGGTCATGTAGTAGTTGCTCATCGAATATCCAGTAATATCCTGAATGTTATTTAATACGAATTGATATGATACATTGAACATACCGGTACCAGAACTAATTGACACCCCCATATCAAATACACGAGTAATACCAAGAAGACGTTGATAAACCTCAGTAGGTAGCTCAATAAATCCATTATCAATATCAGTCTGGGTAAGTTGATGCTTTAGATATACATGCTCAGCACCATTGTAATGATAGTCATTCCAGAATGAAATTGCTTCATCAATTCGGTCATCAATTTGCTCGTCAGAAGCGTTTATTTGGATTACTGGAGCACCAATCTTGCGAAGAATGTACTCTTTAAACTCTTGTCTTGATGCTGGTTTAGCCATATCTTAAAGCCCTATCCTATGTTTATTCTATTTATAATGGAAGGAATATGCATTATTTTGTTGACAGTGCTACTACATGTGATATAATTGAATTATCATTCATAATATGGAATTTATACTATTTACTAATATTGCTTGCAGCTAGAAATATTGCTTGATCTTCCGCATAATAGTCAAGAAGTTTTTTCATAAAGTCTGTATTTACTAGAAGTTCATCAACATAAGGCTCGATCCTTAGCTTGTGCTCATTTTCAACGGTAGAGTTAATTGTTCTAAGATCATTTATTCCCAACACATCGTTAATAGTTTTACTAAAGTTATTGTCCATCGCTATGTAGTGTGGATTGTGTAGATCTCTGCAGAAATAAGAAAGAGGCTGATGATGTAAATCACCTCTTTTTTCAAAGTTTTCCCAATTTCTACTATTAAACCAATGCTCAAAATTTGAAAAATCATATTTTGAATGATGTATGTGATGATAGCATATCTCAATAGTAGAACCTTTCCATCTGCTTACTACATCTCTAACAACAATTACCGCCTCATAATGATGATTCTTGTCCTTTATATAATTACCATTTTTCCAACCCATTTTAAGCAAATGGTGCGATACACTTTTTGAGGCGTTTTTAGGAATATCTAACCACATTTTTTGTTCTTTGTGGTTGTAAAAACAATTACCGGGAAAGTTCATAATCCAAACCTATCTTTTACAGTTTCGTGCACTGCGATATAATCAGGGCCTATAAAATTTTCATCTGTTAGAGTATAATCATGAAATTCGATACGATCCTTTTTTAAGCGGCCTAGTTTAAAGCCCAGAGGTTCTAAAAATTTATAACTGTCAATTAACATCCATTTTGTCAATACACATATGAAGCTATACTCAAATTGTATTACTTTTACCTTTCCGGCTTTTAATGTATTTTCAAAACCTTTAAAAACTTTACCCTCAGCACCTTCTGTATCAATTTTAAGATAATCAATTTGCTCTATCTGTCTGCTATCTACATACTGATCTCCGGTCATTGTTAAACCAGTGCGAATTTCACTATCATCAAGTCTAAGATCAAGAATAGAAGTGCTCAATGCATCATATGATGTTTTATATTTCATTGGTATCGGGCCAGCGGAATCGGACAAACCAAAACTGTTAGGTATCATCTTGTTGTCAAGTTCAATGTTTGAAAGCATTTTTCTATATGTATCTGGCATGACCTCAAACATATGGATATCAGCATTTGGCTGGTATTGTCTAGTCATGTGAGTCCATTCACCTATGTTACAACCTACATCAAAGATTGTATTAAACTGATTGTTAAATCTATTTTGAATCCAAGTTTCACCGTGTGCATCAAACTCACTTAATGCATATTCTCTATTGTAAGTATGACTCATTATTTAAAAACCTTCTGTGTATTTGTATCTAGAACAGCAATCTCTGGTTGCTGTGTGTTATTAGTTGGTTGATCAAGAACCTGAACATCTTGATTTAGTTTATAATAATGTGTTCCTTTGTGATCACATATAATTGTAGTATCTGCCCATACTTTGAAGCCGTTATCTCTAGCCTTTTTACAAAAGTAAACATCTTCCGAAATAGTATCTCTGTGATTTAATGCAGATTGATAATTGAAATGCGGATATTCCATTTTACGGAACACTTCAGATTTTACAAGACATGCACCAAAACCACAACCAGCAACTTCTACTATGCCTTTATTCTTTAATAGCTCATATGGTATGTTTGTCATGCCGCCATTTGCTGTAACCATATAAACTTCTACAGTATGTGTATTTGGTATCCGTTGAATATAAAGACCGGTAATAATATACTTATCAGCCGCTAGCATCTTTGTTAATGTGTCTTTTGGTAAAATAATATCCGAATCGACTGATAGCATATAATCGTATGATTTTGCCCATTCAGCTGATAAATTTCTTATCTGGTCTATTTGATAGCCGTAAAAGAATTGAAACTCGACCTTATAACCCTCTGGGATATCTAGGTCATAAATTGATTTAAAAGTTTCCGGTTCTATATACTTGGCTGTTGGTACTGCTATTAGTATCTTTTTCACTTTGATTTGGTCCTTCTTATATGAAAGATTTGCATTTTGATTTTGCTCTGCACCTCTGACTTTATAGTCATTTAGTGGATTTGCATCATTATAATTGCATACTATTTCCTGATTGCAATAAATCTTATCTGGTGCTATCTGTTCGATCAATCCATAGAATAATGGATTATCATGTCCAGATTTCATCCATTTATTGTCTACCATAAACTTATTGTAATCTAGTGTAGAAAAGTATTTACCTAAGCAAGTACGCAAATGTGTATACGGTATTTTCCAATTAAACCTATGATCTCTATATGACTTAGACTGCTTTACATCTTCTGGATATTCTTGAGCAATTAAAGGTATATTATCAACTACTGACCACATTGAGCCATATGTAAACTCATAGCCCTGTGAATATAGATCATTGTAATACTGGAAGATTGTATTGTTATTTATTAGCCAATCGTCTCCGTCTAGTAGGATTACAATATCATCAGGATTACAAAACTTATCAATTGCCATTAGCTGATTTTGAATTGCACCTTTATTTCTTGCATTGTCAATTAATTTAAAGTTTGTTTGTATTTCACGCGGCAGTTCTTCAATTGTAGCTTTTGCAATATTTACTGAATTATCATCGGACGCATCGTTTATTAGAATGTGCATGTAATTACTGTAATTTTGTTGGGCAACTGAAAGTATATTGTTTTTGATATAGTTCTCAGCATTCCAAAAAGCTGAAACTACTACGACTCTTTGTTCAGTACCAAATGATCTATATTCCTTTAGTGCAGGCATTATACTAGTTCTTCCAAAAACTCTTGATACCTTATCATTAATTCTAGTAACGGTTTTATATTCATCCACTGAAAGAAAAGCACCAGATATCTTATAAAAGAACTGCTTCCATTGCAATGCAACTGAATCCCATCCCACAATATCTTTAACTATATTGCAATAGTTTTGTTTTTGTTGATGCAGATAAGGATTAGCATAAGCAGCAAAGAATGTATCAAGAAACTTTTGAACCTGTGTTTCTTTATCTATATGTGGGAATAAACTATTAGGTTCGATTGCATAATCAATTAAATAACAAGCTTGCTCTACTGCTGTTTCTTCAAGTGCACCGAACCGGGTAGTAACAAGCGGCGTTTTATATAATAGAGATTCAAGTGCCGATATACCAAATGTTTCTGGAAATGCACCAGGATATAACATCATAGAAGCATTAGAAAGTATTTCTGCAATTTTATGTTGAGGTATTACACCGGTAAATGTAACATCTAGATCTTTTAGGTCTTTGCGTTTAGATAGTTGCTCTACTGTATTCTCCTGCGCATCTGGTGCCGCTCCTTCACGAAACCTATAGTAACCACCTATAATTGTAAGGTGTGCCTCTGGCAGTCGTTCTTTGATTTTTGGCCATATTTGCTCAATAAGCGGTATCATACCCTTTGTTGCTGATGAGTTATAAACAAAATGATTTCTATCTTTTTTAGATAGATCTACTTCTGGTATGTGACACACAGTACCATTACGCGTTTGAAATATGGATTTTTTTAATACTTCATGATTGCGCTTTTTGCCGTGTGCTGCAGTAAGAATATATGATGTGTGCCAATCTGATAATGTAAAGACATGGTGTATTTTACCAGACAGCACTAGATCTTCCATGATTTGATCACCTTCTATAAAGGTATCATGCAACCAAAGTGTGCGCTTAGTTGCCGTATGAACAAATGGATATTCATCGGAAATAAAAGGAACAACTGTTCTAGAAACTACAACAACATCATATTGTTCCTTATGAGAAGAAGCATGTTTGTTGTCTATATATCTGACATTATCATAAATGCCTGGTTTTGAATGTGATGAATCGTCACAGTTATTAAAAACAGTGACATCAAAACCAATCTTAGATAACTCTTTTGCTATAAGTATTACAGCAGATTCAGAACCACCTAGGCCTTGTTTTGATAAGGTATCACCATCATAACATAATCCTATTTTGTCTACAATTGCAAGTTTCATAATCTTCTCTCATAATATATTAGTTCATATAAGTATATTTATATCAATCTTTTGTATTCAATTTCTTTACCGCGTCTATTAACAATGCAATTAAGGGTATATATGACACAGATTTCGTGCCATTTGGATTAGTTGATACAAGTTCTGGCATGATTATTTCAAGTTCCTGCGCAAGAACACCATAGCTTTTCTTGTGATTATCTTTCCATTCAAACGAATATGTGCTAATTTTGTTTAACATATCTAGACTGTCAATTTCAGATTCTAGATTTTTCTTGAATGTAGCATCAGATAGCGAGTTAAACTCTGTTGCATTTAGTGTACCGGTTGAAGGATTAAAGAATAACTTAGTAGATGATACAAGTAAATCCTCAATAGATCCCGCATTTGATGAAAGAAAACCAATATATCTAGTTGCATCAGTAGTCTCATCAGTTATTGCTATGGTCGAACCTTCACCTGCAGAACCAGTAAAGCCCAGCGGGCCTCCGGAACCCTTAGGTCCGCTTGTTGTTATCCATTGTTGTGATGTACCATCATCATAGTAAATATTTAATGTGCTATCGGTAGTATCAAACCAGATTTGTCCATCCACCGCTGGTGTCGGCGCAGTATCACTTGTCTCTGCTATTTCTCCAGCAGAGCCGGTAAAACCTTGAGAACCTGTGAAGCCATCCTCACCAGCATCACCAGCAGAACCTATGAATCCACTTTCACCTGCGGAGCCAGTAAAGCCATCAATGCCAGCCGAACCTGTGAAACCATCAATACCAGCAGATCCTGTGAAACCATCAATGCCAGCAGATCCAGTAAAGCCTAGTGATCCAACGAAACCTTGTGAACCTGAAAAGCCCTGCGAACCCGTGAAACCTTGAGATCCTGTGTATCCTAACTCTCCCTGAGAGCCAGTAAATCCTATCTCACCTTGAGAGCCCGTGAAACCTATTTCACCCTGCGAACCAGTGAAACCTTGGGAACCAGAAAAGCCAGTCTCACCTTGAGAACCTGTGAAACCTATTTCACCCTGCGAACCAGCGAAACCTTGGGAACCAGAAAAGCCAGTCTCACCTTGAGAACCTGTGAAACCTATTTCACCCTGCGAACCAGCGAAACCTTGGGAACCAGAAAAGCCAGTCTCACCTTGAGAACCTGTGAAACCTATTTCACCTTGTGAGCCAGCGAACCCCTGTGATCCTGTGTAGCCAAGTTCACCTAAACTTCCCGTAAAGCCTATTTCACCTTGAGAGCCGGAAAAGCCTTGTGATCCATCAAAGCCTAGTGATCCTGTATAACCAAGTTCACCTTGAGAACCTGCAAAACCTGCAAAACCTTGTGAACCTGAAAAGCCTTGTGAACCGCTATAACCAAGTTCACCTTGAGAACCTATAAAGCCTATTTCACCTTGTGAACCTGCAAAACCTTGTGAACCTGAAAAGCCTTGGGAACCGCTATAACCAAGTTCACCTAAACTTCCAGTGAAACCTATTTCACCTTGTGAACCTGCAAAACCTTGTGAACCTGTGTAGCCTAACTCGCCCTGTGAACCT